TACAAGAGCGTCAACCTTCTCGGTCTCCTCTGCAGTAAGGTCGGTGCGGTTCTCTTCAGCTACTGCTTCAAGAACTGCATCCATTTCTGCCTTGACTGCATCACGGCGCTCGACTACTTTGTCAAGGTATGACATTGTGTTTTGCTCCTTATGAGTTTAGATTCGAGGTGGTGGCGATTTCGCTCACGGCGCTTTTGGGGTGTGAGTCTCGCTCCGACTTCGGTATCTGTTAGCGATTTACTAACAGAATGCTATTTTGTGCTGTTGATAATCGCCTTTGCAAGGCGTAGTGAGATTGAACGGCCAGCTGCTGGCATGTCCTCTACAGGAGCGTCCTCGATTGGCATGTCCTCGATTGGAGCATCTTGCAAGTCCATTAAAGTCGCCATGACTTCAACTGCTTTCATGATGTAATCGTGGCCTTCGGTCAAATCGTTAAAGACCTCTTGCAAAACCAAAAGCGATTCGCCTGAGATTTCGCGGCCTTCTTTAACAGCGCGAACCGCATTTTGCAAATGCTCGCGTGCTTCAACTGTGGTAGTTGGGTAAGCTGGGTAGGTAACAACTGATACGTCGCCGTCTGCCAGTGAGACTTCGGTGAGTGTGCGCTCTGTGCGCTCTGAGTTCCATTTTTGGCGAATAACACGGAAAGCGAAGCTCATTTGGTCAACATCGCCGCGTTGAACTAGGGTCCAAAGGTCGCGGGCCTCAGAAGTGTCAGGCAGTTCTGCATCAAAACGCAAACCGACTTCGTCCTCAGACAATCTCAGGGTTTCGTTTTTTGTGCGAGCCAAAGGCAAGCCTTCGTGATTGATTAACAAGCGGACATCTGGTGTCTCGCTTAAAGTCTTGCGGAAAGCGCCAGGGGCGATGCGTTCTCTGAATGGAAGTGGCACGCTGTCGTCATTAAAGACGGCTGCATAACCCGACAGGCGCATTACGCCGTCGTCCTCTTGTCGTGTCTCGACGTTGCGCACTGTGTATGTGCGGCGCTCGATTTTCTTCATCTTGCTCCTGTCTTCCCCGACTGAATCGCGTTTGCCAACTTCGCCGCCTGGTTCCATATCTTCAGAGATGGAAACGGCAACCATTTGGTCAATCGCGTCTTGCTTAGTATCATGGCAACCCAGCGTTGTGTAGCTGCCATCTGACTCTTGTTTAACTGTCGCCCAGCTGGAGCAGTCGCTCTGCTGGTCAGAAATGAAATACGGCATTATTTGACCTCATAGACTGATAGTGGGTTTTCAGGGTCAATCGTTGAGACTTGTTGCAACTGACCTGTTGGAACTCCAGTGTGATTCATCGCTGGCAAGCCAACAGCTTCGAGAACTGACTTCGGTTCGAACCCGACTTGAATCAGGTTGGTTGCGATTTCGGTTCGTAGCTTCATGCCGACGTCTTTAGCGTCTGATGCATCGATGTTCTGCAGTGGAACTCTGTATTGGTCTCCAGCCTCGCCCAATGGGCTTAGGTCTTCAACCGCACGGACGTCATTCAAAGACAAGAAACCCTCGTTTAGTCCTTTTGTATAAGCGTCGTAGCGCTCCAGTGTTGTTCCACGAAGCAGCGCGTCAAGATTGAACTTGATGAAGCCGTCAGGTTCAGGCAAAAGAGGTGAGAGTGCCTGCTCTAGACGCTCCAAAAGTGGGCGCAGTGAGTGTTGTACAAAAGACAAGTTCTGAGCTTCAACAGATGCAAAGCTCATCGCTCCAGCCACTGGGTGGCCGAGTAGTGAAATCGGAACACGGAACAGACGGGCGATTTCTTCGACGCCGAAACGGCGCACTTCAAGAAGTTGAGCATCTGCGGCGTTCAATGTTAATGGTCTGAACGAGGCACCACCAGTTAAAATGCCAAGCTTGCCAGCACGATAAGGGCCAGTATGTGAAAGATTCCAGTTGCGAGCGATGTCTGAGATTTGTTCCTCAGTCATCTCGCCTGGTGACTCAATCACGCCGCCTGGGTTTGCAGCGTTGCCAAAGTAGCTGGCTGCGTAAACTTCGGCTGCCATCGCAGAGCCCAAAGTGATGCGAGCAGCACCGATTGGGCCAAGCCCAAGAAGCGCCCCAGGTAGTCTAAACATTGGAATATGAAGCATTTCGCGCTTTGTAAGCGTCATGACCTTGATAGCCGACTGTGAAGCTTGCACATCGCCATAGAAGTTGTTGTCACCATTGGTGATGCCGATTGTGACTTCGTACACGATTTCAGAATCTGGGGTTGGGCGGCGAATGCGAACGTTGAGTGGGTTGATGCAGTAAAGCTCAACCACGTCGCCCATTTCGTCGCGAGTTGTTAAAATAAAAGCGTTGCCGTGCAGGTTCAATGAAGAGACTACTTGCTCAAAGAACTCAAGGCGTGTTGTGTCAGGGTTTGGGTTGTTAATCCAAGCTGGTTGTGAGCCATAAACTACGGCGTACGGAATGCGATTGCGACCACGGCGAACGTAAGCGCCAAGCGGCAGAGAAGCGATGGTGTCACCCAAAAGGCGAACGCAAGCATAAACAGTGGACATGCGAATAGCGGTGTCTGCGTTAACATCAACACCAGCTGGAGTCGCGTACGCAGGACGGCCTGGGACTAGCGGCTCGACGAACTGGTTCTGTGCTCGTTGCTCACTAGACTTGCGCAGTCTGTTGGATAAGCTCATTTAGTTGCCTTTCGTTGTAAGCGCTTCTTGATAGTAGGCCACATTTTCTTTGAGCCTGTCAATCCACGGCGCTAGTGCTGCAGCTTTTTCACCGTGTTCAATTGCTTCGTTTGGTTTGTCCATATTGTGGCATGCTATCGCAATCAAATCGTGGGGCAAGTACCCCCAAGCATCTGACTCGTTAAGGTATTCGAGCGGCTGCTCAACAATCCTCAACGCGGCGTGCGCTGTTGCGTAACAATCCAGCCACAAACTCTGCGAGTAGTAATGCAGGGCGAGGTCTACCCTTGGTTCTCGGCTGCCTGGCGATTCTGCAATCGCTTTAAGGAGCCAAGACTCTCTTTCGTGCTCTTCCATTTTGGCGAGGTAGCGCATTGAGGCTGCCCGCTCAGGTTTCCACTGCGCTCTAGGTAGGCTCAAATGACGTTTAAACTCTCGTATTGCTTCTGTCCACTTATCGTGAAAGAAAAGCTCTCTTGCATTATAAAAACAGTTGCGGTCGTCTGCTGGGTCTTCAAGCACCGATTGCGCTAGGAGTTCAAAATACTGACCCCTAGATTTAGTGTCATCAGGGTGGTGGTGAATCTCAAGCTTCGTCCACTCTTGAACTTCACTGGTCGCGCACGTTAAGACTTCATGCACTGGGTGTTTCCACCTGTAGTTTTGTCTCGAGTGTATCTTGTCTCCGCCATAAACCAAACCAGGCGAGCCGTCAGGATTCCAAGACCAAGTGTACTTGTATCTCGGGCGAGTAACTTGCGAGCCTAGTGACTCTAGCTCTTGGCGCCAGCCAGGCTGTAGTTCCTCGTCCATGTCTAAGGCTACACAGCAATCAACGTCAAGTGGAAGTGCTGCGAGTGCTGCATTCCGTGCGTCATCAAAGCGCCAAGGTCTAACGGCGATTTTGATTACGTTGATGCCAAGGTTTTTGGCGTACTTGACTGTTAAATCTGTAGAACCAGTGTCTGCTATAAGCAGGTAATCGGCTTCTTTTGCACTTTTGTACCAGCGTTCAACAAAAGCTTGTTCGTTAAGTGCGATTGTGTAAACTGCGATTTTCATGGGTCCCCCGACCTTGGTGCTAGAGTGCTGCGATTTCTTCTGCTGTTAGCCCAAGCGCTGTAAGCTTTGCTTCTGCAGATGCTTTTGCTGCTGCCTTGGCTTCTGCTTTTTCCATTTCAAGAGCATACTGCTTGACGCTTTGAGCTTGCAAATCAATTTCTTCTGCTGTTAAAGGACGCTCGGTTTGCTCTCCAGTTGTGCAATTAACTTCGATAGCCATTTGTGTTGTCATCGTTATCCCTTGTTTGTTAATGCGGTTAACATGGCGTGTATTTCATCTACTTTTACAGCATTGTCCAAAACAGCCTGGCGAGCGGCATTCTCGAGTGCTTCGCTTTCAGCCTTGGCAGCTAGTTCTGCTTCAGTGTCTATTGCCATTTGACTTAAAGTGGCAGCATGCTTGTCTGCCCAAGCTTGTGCTTCTTCAGTTGAAGCCCAGCACTCACCTGTATTTAACATTTCAGGGGCATTTGGTTGTTCGATACAAAGTACGCCGTCTTTATCAACCCACGCCGTGATTTTGCCACCAATGTTGGTCACCCTTGCCGTGTATATTGATATTGCCATTTTTTCTCCTATACTAGTTGTTGGTAATAAGTTGCACTTTGATTTGATAGTTGCAGGTAGATTGCGCCAGTTGAAGTTGTGATACCCCAACCTTGCGCCCAAGTGTTTGGCGTAGCAGTTTCGCTTCTCCAAGTTCCAGATGAGTCGCCTCTTGACCACAAGTCTGTTCCACCGTTACTTACATAGATTCTAGTGTCAGCTGGACCGACAACAGAAGCTGCGGGTATGTAACCACCGCTAGGCGTAAACGGCAGTGCGGTTTGACTGGTCCATGAGTTATTTGCCTGACTATAAGAATACACATTGTCTCGTCTAGCAGATAAAGAAGTGGAAGTAAAACCACCCATACCAACCGCCTTAGTGGTTAAACGAGCGAATCTTGGAGCAGAAGCATAAACAGGGTAACTTGTAGCAGTATTCCAAGAAACTAAACCACCGCCAGTTGAAACAACTGTTCGTGACGCAGTAACGCCATCTGGATAGTTGCCGCAAGCAATCAAATAATTGCCAGTGTCTTCAGCGTTAAAAAACGTGCCGTCTCCCCAACCCGCACTGTAGCTTACAGCGGTTTGTGATGTCCAAGAACCGCCAGTTTGAGTTGAATAAACAAGTGTTTGAGTGCCAGTATCTCCACCGTAAGTATAAAACAGCCCTGAGTTAGTCATGACTTTAGATGAACAACCCAAACCTTGACCAACAGGTCTATCTGCACCACTTTGTGTCCAAGTGCCACCTCGTCCGTTGTTGTAATAACTAGTCGCACTGCGACCGCCACCAAATGCAAACACTCTCGGTTCGCCACTGACTAAGCTTACGCCGTAGTAACCGTCTCCTGCTGAACCTGGAGTCGTGGTTGCAGCAGTCGTCCAAGCACCGAGGAGAGGAAGAAGCGCAGCAGTCGGAGTTACGCTGTTTGAAGATGAAGAATAGGCACTCGACCCACCAGGGTTGTCGGCTTTAACTTGAAAAGTGTAAGCAGTCCCCGCGGTTAAACCCGTGATTGTAATTGGAGAGGTGCCACCAGTCGCAGTGATTGAGCCTGGGGTTGATAGCACAGTGTAACCAGCATCGACATTCGTAGCACTTGTCGGTGTAAAGGCGACAGAAGCAGAGACTGAGCCAGCTGTCGCAGTTCCAATCGTCGGAGCAGAAGGTCTGGTTTCAGGTCCTCTAAATATGCCATAAAGGGTGAACGTGGTGTACTGTTGAAAATAAAACGTGCTGTACGTGAAAGGATAGAGAGTGATGCTTGTGATTGGGCTGGTGCTTGACCACAAACCCGTAAGCAACCCATTAATACCAGCTGCTGCGTTGTTTTCAACAGAATACTCAATGTTACAAGATTTGAACGCGTTGCTTTGGTAGTTTGGAATTGTGATTTGTGTGTTGCCAAATATGCTAGCAGTTGTGGTGCCGCCGTTAACGTCCCAATCCACAATACCAGGCTGGGCTGCGCCGCTGCTTGAACCAACAGTGGTCGTGTCGCCATACATGCGTCTATATGAATAATTCGCACCCGAATCGCCATTGAATCGAAGAGTGCCTCCGCCGTAGTGTGCGCCATGGTCGCTTCTACCAGATATAACAATGCGCAAATCACTATAAATGTTTGGTATGGAGCTGAACGTAACGCTCACTGCACCGCCAGCGCCAACTGTAGTTCTTGAGATTGCTGTCATGGTTGCCATGGTTTACGCCGCCTTTATTCCATAAAGAGTGAATACTGAACCAGCACCGAATTGGCCCGTTCCTGGTGAATAAGCCGACAACTCGATTGTGTTAATCGCGGCGGTATTGCGGTATGAGGCAACAGAAGCTCCAGCTACCGTTGATGCTTGACCGTAGCGCGTTAGCGCAGTTTTGTAGGTCGTAGCGTTTGAGTAGCTATTGAATTGTATCGTTATCGGCAAAGACTCAGTGGCTGACAAAGTAAAACCGCCGCCAATGGCTGCGATTCTAGCAGCTGTCTGATTTGAGTTTCTACCGCTGCTGCCCGTACTGCCGTCAGCCTCTATGTAAGTGTTCGAATAATTGCTGGTGGTGTCGTTGTTTAAGCGCATGCCTAGATTGTTGCCGTTTGAAGTAACTCTAAACCAACTACCTTCTAAAATCAAATCGGTATAAGTGCCTGGAATAGAAGAGAACGTGACCAAAGAAGCTGCACTAGTGACATTAACTGTTTGTATAGCGGTGTATGTTAGCGCCATTATGACCCCTTAATCCCATAAAGGGCGAATGTAGAGTACTCCGTAAATGTGTCAGCTTCTACTTGAAAAACATCAATGCTGGTAACCGCGTTGGTATTGCGCCAGTTGCCTGACATCATCTGCAGATAGCCCGAGCCGTTGTTGTCGCTACCTGATAGAGTTCTAGTTGTTTTATATTTATTGGTGTTGGTGTAGTCCAGTATGTCTATCACGTTTGTGCCAAAAGTCGAAGCCGCTTGAGCCGCGGTGCCCGCAAAAACCATGGTGGTGCCAGCGGTGCCACCCGAGGCAGCAGCTGTACCACTGCCATTTAAGTAATGCCTAGAGTAATTGGCACCCGTATCAGAATTAAATCTTAACCCTAGAGATACGCTTGTAGCTGTTCTAACGATTCCTCTAATCTGCAAATGCGTGTAGGTTGCAGGTATAGAAGTAAATGAGACGCTTGCGCTTCCACCCGCTCCAACAGTTACTGTAGCGATGCTCTCATAAGAGTTAGCAGGCCACAAGTTTCCTGATATGGCTGAGGCCTGAATCCCGATGATTGGCATGTTAGGCGATGTCTCCAGTTACTAGGAATGTATTTGCAGCAGTGCATATAACAGAAGCCGCTGAGTATTGAACTCTAAGTTTCGGAGCAGTAGCTGTGGCGCCAGTTGAGTTGATTGTGACGCCAGCACCCTGTGCTAGGGTCACTTGGCCAGCACCAACTTGAGCGATGTTGATTGTGTCGTTAATAGCAAACACTGACGGTGGAACTGTAAGAGTAATCGCTCCAGCGTTGCTTAGTGTTACCAAATCGTTAACGTCGCCCACCGCTAAAGTGTATGAAGTGCCAGTTTGAGCATTGATTGCGAGCACAGCACTAGCAGAACCAGTTGGACCAGTTGAACCAGTTGCACCAGTGGGGCCAGTTGGGCCTGTCACAGTAGAGGCTGCGCCTGTTGCGCCAGTTGGTCCAGTCGGACCAGTTACGCCTTGAATGCCTTGGGCACCAGTTGGGCCAGTTACAGTTGAAGCTGCGCCAGTTGGTCCAGTTGGTCCTGTTGG